TTTTTATAATTTTTAGATAGTATATTATTTTTCATAAATCCTCCTTAAAAATAAAAGAGAGTATTTAAACTCTCTCTTAAACATTGTTTGTTTAGCCTTTAATCCATAAAAAGACAATCATAATAGGAAAACAAATAGCCAATATTATTCCTAATGCTTTGAAAAAACCTACTCTATCAATCCAATCAGCAAACTTATCATGAAGATTAGTTGCAGCCTCTTGAACATCATCATTTTCTCTAATAGATTTTCCAATAGATTTTAAAGAGCCAGATACAATTCCTACTATTATAGCAACAATTCCTACAATTCCTAGAATAAGCCCAATTTCCATAGAAATAATAGAAAAAACAATAAAACCAGATATAAGTAAAACAATCCCCAATAAGAACATAAACCTTTCCTCCTAAAATGAATTTAATATATAATATTATATCATTTTTCTATTAAAAGATACATATAAAATAAGTCTTTTTCTGAAAGTTTCCTAAGTTGTTCCAAAGTATGTCCTCTATTCAAGTAATGAGCGACTGTACTTAATTTCCAGTCGCTCTCTATTAGTTTTTTGTTTCTTCAACTAAACTAACTAGATCAGTTTCTCCATATCCAGAAACAGTTAAAATAAAATCTGCTAGTTTATATACAGTTGGGTCTTTTAAAACTTTTGCTACAATTTGTGTTGGTTTGGATCTACAACCCAATTTATCTATTAGTTTATCATCTCTAAAAATAGGACAAGAATTATAGATAACTTCTAAATCCTTATCTTTCTCTTTAGATAAGATCAAATCTAAATAATCTTCTTTATTTAGCAACTCACACTCAATCTCTCCATTAAGCTCTTTTATGTGAATTTTAACTTTTTTTCTTTCCTCATTATTTATTTTTTTGCTATTTTCAAGTAGCATTTCAGTAGTAACTAGCATCTAAACCTCCTATTTTATATCATTTTCGTAAGCTAAATCCTCTGGAGTAAATCCAAATGGATACTCTTCCTCAACAATTTCTCCTCTTGTAATGTTGATTAAGTCTATTGAATTAAACCAAACATTATCTAAAGAAATTCTTTCTTCTTGTTTTCCTGGTGTATCTGGGTCAGCTAGATTAGTTATAATTCTAACTCTAACATCATTCCCTTTTACCAATTTTTCAAGTATCTTTTTACCTCTTGAATATACTTTTTCAAGTGTAACACTCCCTTCACCTTTTAAAGCTACAATTTTACTATCCACAGATAGCCCTAATTGTACATCTTTTCTGTCAGCTGTTACTTTTGCATTTACTTTTGTAAACTCTGCTATTTTTTCATTGTCTATCCAAAGAGTACCATGTGCACCAGCAATGGTATGATAGCCTCTTATATTTGTATCTGCCATTATAACCTCCTATTACATTTTAATAATTAAGCTCAAATTAGCCATAGTATCAGAGAATCTAACATCCCCAGTTAAGAATACATCATCACCACTAGGATATTTTAAGATTTCCATTTCTGTTAAATCATCTGGATCTTTTCCATCTAATATAACTAATCTTTTTTGTGCTTCATAATCTATTTCAATCATGTTGTTATAGTCACCATTTAAAACATTTGGAGCCATTTCTTTAAAGTAAACTTTTGTAACATTAGAACAGAAGTTCATCTTATTATTATAGTCGCACATATAAATACCTAACCAGTAATTTCTAAATGTATCTTTGATGTCATCAGTTATAAATCCCATACCTTCAACTACCTTTATTTTTCTAGTATCTTCTTTCCAAGTACTATCAAAAGTAGTTTTTGAGTTTACTCCATAGTTAACTCTAACTTTTTCATCATCCATATAAAGAGAGAATTTACCTAGTTTAGGCTCAAAGTATTCAACTTCAATTAAATCACTCATAACCTTATTATCAGCGGATCTGTTAATTGGCATTCCAGCTATAAGCCCTGCAATTGCTACAGTATATTCTTGAGCTGTAAAATCTCCATATATAGATTTATATGTTCCTGGATTAGCGAGTTCCACAATAGCAACATGATCCGTATTATTTGCAAAACTAGATACATATTTTACATTTTTGCCGATAGCTCCATCCTCTCCAAATACTTGTTTAGTCCAAGTTACAAGTTTTTGGTCATCTGCTTGTTCTGCACCAGGATAAGCTAACCAATGCATTTTTCTTTGTTTAAATTCACCTAAAGCATCATCTAAGTTTTCTCCTGTTTGTAGTACTCTAATTAGTACTTTCTTAGCTCCATAGTGCATTGCTAATTTAATGTACTTAACATTCTTAGCATCCCACTCTTTATCTTTTAAATCAGCTATAGTTTTTAATGTAACCCATTTAGTAGTTTTTTTACTATCTTTCAATATTAAACAAGCAATTCCTCTAGCACTTCTTTGTATAGCTGTTCTAGCCAAAGTTTCAAATGCGACCTTCAAATCAGGGAATGGCTTTATTTGTCCTACTTCATTTCCCATTAATTGTTACCTCCTTCTTTAAATCTCAATTCTAAATCTTTCATTAACTCATAATCATAAGGTTTTCCATATAGGTCATATAGACTTAAAGTAAAAACATAGTGTCCTACTCTATCTATAATTTTTATATCTGTATTTCTTAAAGTTAGAAATCTATTAAGTACATGTAAAACCTTTTTACCCTCTATTTCCAAAGCATTATCTAAGTTTTCTAAATTCTCTAATATTTCAGCATTAGTAAACTTTCCATTAGTTTTTGGATAATAGATAATATCAATATCTATTGTTTTTAGCTCTCTATATTCAGAATTAAATTCTTTCTTATAACTAACTAAATCTATGAAAAAGCAAGGCTTTCTGACATTGTCTATATCTTCACTATAAGGATTTACTTTTAATTTTTCAGAAATAATGTTATTTAATGCATTCCTTATATCTATCCATTTCATTTCTTTATCAATCCTCCATAAAAATTTTTTAAATCTTTATAGAATTTAATTTGTCTCATAGCTACTGCTGTTCTTAGCATAAATTTACCTCTGACAAATTTAGTTTTACTTCTTCCAATTCTATGGCCATACTCAACATGTGCTGCATAGTCAGTCATGTTAAACACAATCTGAGTAAATTTTTTACCAGTTAATCTTCTTCCATTTTCTCTTTGCCAAGAATTTTTTAAAGTTCCTGTGTCAACAGGTGTTAATTCCTTAACATCCTTTTTCAAATCTTCAGCTTGTAGCATTAAAAATTTTTCAGTAGATTTTGGAGCTTTAACTTTTATTTCTTCAAGTATTTTGTCAAGTTCTTTAAATCCTTTAAGCTCCATAATCTACCTCATTTTCAGATACTTCTGTTAAAACTATTTCCTTGTGTTTTATTATGTTGTATGCTAAAGGTTTTGATGCTTTGAACATATAAACAGCTCCATCTGCTTTTCTTATAACTTTTAGTAAATCATTTTGCTTTATATCTACACCCAAACCAACAAACAACTTATATTCTTGTGAACTGCTATTGACTGGTCCTGGTATCACACTTCTCAACCATTTCTGAGATAATCTGCAAGGAATATCTTTTAATATTTCTCTTTGTTCTTCAAAAGCTCCACCATGTTCATCCACTACTACAACAGATCTAATAACTGTAACTCTATCATTATGTAATTTATCTAAAATATTCATACAGTACCAACCTTTCTAAACCTAAATAATTGGCTTTTTAAAGATAGAAACATTTCATCAGTTGTGTTATTAGATGTGTTGTATTCTATAGTTGTGTCTCCTTCTGTTACCTTAGAAATATTGCCTTTTATTTCAATTTCTTCAATAGTTTTTAATGCTAAATGCTCTGCAAATGGTTCTATGAGTTCAACTGGAAAGTCATCTCTATTCATAAAATTTAATGATTTTCTAATTAAAATAGTTGTTTGAATTTTTAACTTAGCCTCGTTGCTAATAGATGTTAATCCCTTCACTTTTTCAATTATTTTATTGTAAAGTTCTTCCATTTCTAACCTCCCGATATGATAAAAGCAGGAGTTTTTATTCTCCCGCCTCTGCCACTAGATTATTATTTCTTAAAATTTCTATTTCAGTTTCATCAGATGTTGAGTAAACTCCATCTTTGAACTGTATAGAAGTTCCAGCTATAATTAGATTTTTATAGCTAGAATGAAAAGTTGTTTCTTTTGCTGTTTCAACAGTAGTAGTTTCTTCCACTATTTCATTTTCTTTTTTATTATCTTTTGCCATTACTACCTCCTATGATATTTTTACATTTTTAACATGTACTTGGAAAGGTAACTTAGTTATTTGATGTGCATATTCTCCATGTAAGAAATAATTATCAGCTAATTCTGTCTTAGCTCCAATTTCTTCTTTAATTGGGTATAATTGTTTTATTCTAGCTTCATTTAAGTTCATTAATATAAACTCATTTTCTGCTAATGAAGTTGCTGGAAATACAGATACAGTACCAGATGTAGTGACTATTTCTTCAATTTTAGTTCCTGTTATTTTTTCAGTTATATCTGTTCTAACAGTATCCTTATTCAATTTATTAATACTTCTTAAAATTGTATAAGGAACACATAGAGAATAGAAACCAGCTTTTAAATCTGCTGCTCCTGGGTTTCCTTTATCAACTATTGCCTTTACAACATTATCTAATAAATCTAATGAAAAAGGTTGATTATTAGCATCTATGACTATTCCATGTTCTTTAATTAATGCTTTTACTCCACCTGACATTCTTAAATTTCCACTTGTAAATTTAACTCCATTTAAGAATTTATTTTCCATAATTCCTAACAATTCATCTTTTTTCTTTTGAGATTCTAATTCTCTTACAGATAAGCCACCTTGTCCATGTGGATTTAAGTGTTTTGCTGTTTCTGTAACTTTATATTGTTCATAGATAATTCCAGTATTATTTGTAATATGAACTGGTAATCTAACAGTTGAAGCCTTTAATTCTCCTCCTTCTTCCATTTCTATACCTAAACTTTGCACCAAAGTCCCTATTGCTATATTTCCTGTTGTTGCAGTAGTTCCAGCATAACCTCTTGTAATATCTGCCTTATTATCAGTTTTAACATTAGTAATTTTTACTATTTCATCTCCAATAGATAGTAAAGCATCTTTTACTAATATATCAGCATCTACTACTTGAATTTCAGTGTCAGCTGTTGCCAAGGCCTTTTTTAAAGTTGATGATACTTTTCTTTCATAATGGTCCACCCATTCAATAGTAGTAGAGTCAGTTTTGTCTACTCTCCCACCTCTTAAAATATGAGATATAATAGGAGAAACATTAGGATTTACTAATTGTAATTCTTCTAAAATATCATTTGATATAAATTGATTTCCTGAATGTAACTTGTTGTCTATATTTGCCATTATTCATTACCTCCTGTATTTTGTTCTTCAAATTCTTGCTTAGCTCTTGTATACTTAGCTCTATCTTCAATAGAACCAGTTTCAAAAGCCTTTTTCTTTAATTCTTCTAATTGAGCTTTTTTATTAGCTCCACCATTACTACCACCATTCATTGCTTCTGGTACTCCACTAGCACCAAGAGATTTTACATATTCTCCCATTGTTTCAGCAAAACCTTTAACAGATGCTTCTATTTCTTCTTCTGTAACTCCATTAATTCTATCTAAAAATTTATCTGGCATTTTATACTTTGCTAATATAGCTCTTTTGATTTCATCTGTCTTTATTTTTGTAAGTTCAGCATTCTTTGCATCTAAATCTTTTTGAATCTTTTCAAGTTCTTTTTTATGCTTTTCTTCTGCAGTAAGATTAGCATTTTTTATTCTTTCCTCATAATCTTCAATAGACTCATTGTGCTTTCTTTCAAGCTCTTTTTTTTCTTTTTCAAAGTCTGCTTTCATTCTTGCAAATCTTTTGTCAATCATCTTATCCACTTCTTCTTGTGTATAAGTTTTTGGTTCTTCTGGTTCAGCAAATTGTTGAATATTAATTTTAAAATTTTTCATTTTATCCTCCTGTTTAAAGTCCTGTGTGACTATTTTCCCAGATGTTTAATGTCCCTCAGTACGACAATATTTATCTTTGTACCTCCTTTCTTTGCAATAAAAAAACACCTAGTTTTTACTAAGTGCTCTTGGTTTAATTATTTTTTTAATTTTAATAAATCATCAATATTTATGATACCATATTCTTTCCCATATAAATGCTTTAAACTTTTATCAAATTGACACAAATCATCAATTTCTCTTTGAGATATATTGCCATTTTGACGAAATTTATAAGCAAAGGAATCGTCTTGACTAACTTCTAAATGTTTTAACAAATATTGAGCTTGTTTTTCGTTTAAGAACATTTTAAATCACTCCTTATCTAGCAAAATATCTACTACTCTTTTTGCAGTAGCTCTTGGATTTCCTGACATATATTCTGCTATTGATTCTGCTATGAATTCCCCATTATTTCTCATTCCATAATATGATAAATACTCTCCTGCTTTTTTCTTTGTTTCTTCTGGTGCTCGATAGTCCCAATAACCTAGTTCACATTTATTATTAATTTCCATCCTAATTCTATCTATTTTTAATAGTTTTTCCGTATCATTATCAGTAAGCCAATGTTGAACAGCATGACCTAACTCATGTCTAATGACATGCTCAGCACTAGATGTACTACACCATCCAGCTTTAAATCCTGAGATAGCATCTTCTTCCATTCTTTTTAAAGTTGTTTTGTAACTAACATTTTTCATTGCTACTGTCCCACGAAGTGGATAATATGCCGCAACTGTACCTGGAGGTAAATCTTTTGCTTTTACTACTACAACCCCTTTTAAAAATTTTGTATTATTTATCCCCTCAAAGATATCACATAATTTGCTTATTTCTAAATTAATTGTATTAGCAACATCAATATGCATACCAGAATAATTCGTTTGCTTTAATCCTAAAATATTCTTAGCATAATTTTCAGCCTCCTCAATAGTTTTAGCTTCTTTAAACTCATTTATACTCTTATTTTCATCATTTGTCAATGGTTCATTATCATTGTTATCTTTTTCTCCTATTTCTTCTCTACCTTGCTTAACTAAACTTTCATAATCAATGATTGGTATTGTTGTACTTCTGCACCTTGGGTGCATTGGGGGATAATTAAGACCAACTGCAATTTTTTTTATTTCAAATATTTCTCCATTTAATTCTGAACAAATTTGACTGGTCCTGCTATCTAATGTAGCACTAAACTCATATTTTTCTATTCCTGCTTCCTTATATCCATCTAACGTAGCTTGATTCAAAACATAATTAACTTCAGTTCTTAGAAGTCTTTCAACATCATTCTTTTTAGCTGTTTCAAATCTTTCAGAAACTCTTTTAGTCATAGTTTTCAGATTAATACCTTGTATCATTCCATTAACTATTTCTTGTTTAACTGTTTGAGCTAATTTATCAGTATTAGTCCAAAGTCTTTCAGAGAAGTTTGCACCACTCCACGGTCTATCTAAAACAGCTTTTATTTTATCTCTACTTACAATAGCATTAATTCCTAAATCTTTTGTTACTTCTAAAAAAGTATCTCTATAAACAGAATTTAAAGCATTTTTACTGCTATCTTCAACTCCAAAAATCAACTTAGTAAATTCCATATCTATTTGAGCTTTAAGACTATCTAAATGGCTCATACGACTTCTAGCAGCTAAGGTTTCTATTTCTAAATAAAGTTTTTTAGCTTCCAAAGGTGCAGTTTTTAAAAGATTGTTATATTCTTTCATATAATCACGTAAATCTTTTTTCCAAACTTTATATTCATCACCTTTTAAAAGTTTCAAAGCATCATGATAACTTAAATTGTTATCTTTCATATAAGTTGTACCTATTCTACTAAGTTCTTTATTTATATTTTGCTTAGCCTTTTCAAGTGCAATCTTATATTCTTTTTCAATATCTTGTATAGTAGTAAATGCCTTAGCTTCTCTTTTAACTTGCCTTTCTTCCCAATAATCTCTATTCTTTTGAGCCATTAGTGCCAACTCCAATTGGGGTATTCATATCTTTTTCTGCATTGATATCTTCTTCTGCTTTTATTTTTTCAAGTTCAACTTTTGCATCTTCTATAAAAGGCAAAATAGATAAGATAGTTTCATGCGATACTATTCCTTGTAATTTTTGGGCTGTATCTGCTGCTTCAACTAAATTCTTTGGAACATTTCTAGTAAAGACTTTTTGAATATCGGTAGATTTTATTTTTAAGTTATGAAAATCTATCATAAGTTCTAATCTTTGATTAATAGCCTTTTTAAAATACATTTCCTTTTGTGCTGCTAATTGTTCTAATGCTAAAAGTTTGTATCCCAGTGCAACTCCTGAGCTATTTCCTGAAAATTCTTTGTCTTGCATGTCAGGTATCATAGAAAATTTATGTATATCCTGATTTAATCTATTTTTGTTATTTTGAGCATAATTATCATTAACTTGTTTAACAAGCCACTTAGCATCTCCTTGCTCATTAATAAGCATAACCTTATTTTTATTCATTTCTTCTAGTGTTTTTTCATCAGTTCCGCCCATGTTAATTAAAACTAAGTATGCATCTGTAAAATCTTTCATATCATCAATAGCTGTAGAAGTTGCTTCATTGTAACCATCTATCAAAGAAATTACATTTTTAAAGTCTCCATTAGCCCTTTTATTATTTAAAAATTCAATAATTGGAACCTGATTAAACCCGTGTAGTTTAGTAACTCCTGTTACAGTTGGGACTTCTTTTTTATCACTATCGGATAAAAATTCATAAGTTGTAACATTTGTATTGTCATAAACTTCTAATTTATAAACCCATTTATCTTCTTTATTTTTAGTTTTATCCCATCTAACAGCTGCAGTTATTTCTTTTTTTACTGTGTCATCTCTTAAAATAAAACAATCCCTTGGGTCTACAACTACATTTCCAATAGTATTATCCACATTTTTATACCAAAGCTCGTAAGATTTCCCAAACACACTTAAATTAGATGCATGTTCAAAGTTTTCTTGCTGCTCTTCTTCCGTTGCTAAATATTCAGATAATTTTTCAAAATCTTTCTTGAATTTATCATCTTGCAAAGCATAAGAGATTGGTTTACCTAAGAAATAAGCTGTTGCAATAGTTGTAATATACTCAGGATAATTATTAATTAACTTAGTATCTTTTTTCTTATCACTTCTATCTTTCTTGTTTAAAATATTGTGTTTTCCACTGTAATAATCTTCCATTTTTTGTAGTTCTGGCAATTCATTTTTTATAAATGATTCAAGAGCTTCTTTTAAATCTTCTACTGTCATTAATCCTCCTTCCTATCTTATTCCTAAGACATTTCTATCTATTGTTCTTACAGAGTTATTTCTCATATAATCTTCAAGTGCATACCTCATAGCATCCATAAGATGGTTAAAATCATCAATGGGTTTATTTACTGCTTTCCCAAATTTATCCTTATCCCAAGCATAGTTAGAAATTTCTGTCAAAAAATTTACACATCTAGGATGGATAAAAATTTTAAAATCTTGAATAAACTGTATTCCAGCATTAATGCTATCTTTCCCTTTTTTAGATGCTTTTATTCTGTAAAGCCCTAAACCTTTCAAATGGTCTATACTTTTTGGCTCAGCACTATCAGCAACTATAATTTCTTTCTTAAAACCTAGCTTTTCTATATTGCTATAAATAGCTGTATTCTGCATTCCTTTTTGGTATATTTCATCAAAAACATAAATTTCTTTTTGTTCCTGGTCCAGTATTCCACAAAAAAAAGCAGCAGGGTCATTGGTATATCCAAAATCTAACCCAAATACTGCTTTTGCTTTTTGTCTTTTATTTAAAATTTCTCTCCAATCAAACTCTAACTCTTGCCAATTTTCATAAACAAGTCCATCTACTATTCCCCAGTTACCAAGTCCAGCAACTTGATATCTACGAGGGTTATTCTTTTTCATATCTTCAAATAATTTCTTATCAGTCTCATCTAACCATTCGTTACATAAGTAATTAGTAGTTAAAGCTAATATGTTTGGTGCAACTCTATCAAAAAATCTAGGTTTTAACCAGTGTCTTTCATTCCATGGGTTAAAAGTTAAAATAATTTGTTTAAATAAAGGTTCTTCCACAATACCCCTAATACTTTCATCAAGCATATTAAAAGCTGTTTCATCTGTTAACTCATATGCTTCTTCAACCCAACACCAGCATAATTGTCCAACAGGTACTGAAATTGATGTAATTTTTAACGGATCATCAAAACCTCTAAATAAAATCTTTTGTCCAGTTGGTTTGTATGTCATTTCAAGAGGACTTTCTTTTAATTCCCAATAGTTTTGAACTTGAAATCTATTAATCGCCCATCTTAAATCTGAATAGCAACTATCTTTTAAAGTTCTAAAAACTTTTCTTACAACAAGAGTATTAGCATTCTTATATTTCATCATGTTATAGATTATCCATAGAGCTGTTGTCTTGCTCTTTTTTGAAGCTCTTGACCCCTTAACTACCTTATACCTACCCTTGAAGTTCCAAAATGATTTATAACCCTTTCCAACGATTTGAGGTAAACTTATTTTTATATAATTACTCATCTAAATCTTCTTCACCAACAATCATTACTGGTAAAGTCCCTTCAATCTTACTTTTGTCGGTAAATAAAGCGTGTCTTTTTCCTAATAATTCAGCTGCTTTTATTCTATCTTTAGCAGATACTTGCTTTTTCATTATTCTTGCAGATGAAAACCCGTCTCCTTCTCCCTCAACTACTATAACTTCTTCTTGTATTTCTCCTCTCATCATTGCAGTTAAATTCTGTAAAACTTCTTCTGCAGACGCTATTCTTTCACTTTGAGCCTTTTGCATTAATTCTTGTATATACCGACTTATACCGATACTTTTCATTAACATGTGTATTCTATCTCTAGCGTAACTTTTACTATATCCAGCTTTTATTGCAGCCTCAGTAGCATTTCCACTAGCTACATAATATTCACAAAAAGCTTTTTGTCTTGCATTTAATTTCAATGCTACTTCACCTCCAATTTATAAATAAAAAAAGAGAATTCTATATTTTCAAACTCTCATTTTTGATTTGTTAATTATATTTTTTTTAACTTTTCAATATAATATTTAAATATAAGGAATATCTGATTTTCTTATATAAACATTTTCCACATGACTATTATCAGAACCTAGTTGTTTTAAATACTCTAATAACTCTTTTGGAGAAGTATTATTTTTAGGACCAATTATTATTTCAGCAATTACACCCTGACAATCTAAAGAAAATTCTTGATACCGAATCAAATTGTTTTCATTCTTACTTTTCCTAAACTTTATATTTTTAGATTTAGAATTTTTCTTATCTTCAATCATAATTATTCTATATTCCAATTCTTCTGAAAAAACACTACTTTTTATTTTTGTTAATTTTTTAAGCCTTTGAAGTGATAGTTTTTCTAACTCTGAATCAAAATAACTCTTAGCCATAATATTTGTAAGTATATGTCTTAAAAAAAATGAAAAATCTATAGAAAACAAAAAGTCATCATCAGAATTAACTATAATACTCTCCTTAATCATTTGTTTTAATTCCTGATCTTTATCTATATAAGGTATTTGCGGAAGCTTTTTCTCAAATTTTTTTAATTCACTTTTTTTTATTTTATCTTTTTTTTGAATATATTCAACTTCCTCAAGTCTTATCTCAGTATCCTTTAGTAGTTCTTTAAGAATATCTACATCAAATCCAATAGCAAATCCTCTTCCGTCATTAGCATATGCTCTCCATTGACTTAATAAATCTCCCTTTTTAGAAAAACAACAAATGTATCTACAAAAAGAAGTAGATTTTAATTTTAATAATCTATTTTTAATTAAAAACAGATTTATTCTATAAAATAATTCATCATATTCTTTTGTTTTTTTATTAAGATTAAAAAAATTATTTTTATCCTGATTTTCTAA